GTGCTTCAGCAACAGGTTTTTCAGCATAAGCGCCAATCTTGCGCTTTTTATGATCTTCTTCAATGGATTCAGCGTAAAGGTCATACATCCAAAGACGTACGACACCTGAACGCTGCATTGCTGCGTCAAGTGTTTTAGACCAAGTTTTGCAACATGATCTGGTCCGTAACCTAGACCTAATTTTGATACTGAATCTACACTAAGTGTCATTGTCTTGTCACAGTAATCGTGTCTGTACCAGCAAGCGCCATGACGATTGCGCCGAAGCTGATTTCAGTCTGGCCGGAGACGAGCGGTTTGCTTGGGTCAAGACCTAGACGGCCCCAGGCTTCTGCCATGCGCGTTGCTACGGCTGCGCCGGTAGATTGCGCCCACACGGCGTCGGCCACTTCGGAAGCGGATGGTGCTGTTCCGCCGCTGGTGCTGTACCCAATCGCCGTGCCATCACCATCTTGCGCCACCCCCAAGTGGGGGTTGCGGCGTATGCGTAGAGCCCATGATCGCAATATTTATCAGCCATTCAATATCTCCTGCGCCCGGCCTTCAGCCAGCAAACCGACTGATTCAAGCATCTGCACACCGGCTCTTGTGTCGGCGTCAGACGTGTCAATTTCCTGCGCTAGGTCAATCATCGCCATGTAATCCTCAAGCACCACATTGGACTTAGCCACGGTGCGAATCGCCACACGTTCCTCTTGCGTAAAGCGCCGGAGGAATTCCAGCTTGGTCATGACTCGACCTGTGACAGTGCCTTCAATCACGCCATCAGGATCGATCTCAACCTGTTCGATGTGATCATGGGTAGCGAATTCCATACCTGTCCATTCGATGGGCGCATCGGCCTGATAGCGGTAGACGTGCTCTGAGTCTGCTTTGCGGGTTACTTGATAGGTGGGCATGGTTCTCTCTACTTAACTGCGGAGGCTTTGACGCCTTCCCAAAGTGCGTGCATGACGCCTGAAAGTGCGATGGCTAAAATCCCCAATGCGACACTCCAAGAAACACGGTTGATGCCATTACGATGTTCACGCAGCCACCGCATATCGTCCAGGATCGCAGGTATGTCCGTAGACTTAAGGCCATGCCGGCTTTCCAGTATTGAAAAAAACGCCTCCACCTGGATTTCGGCATTGATCCGAGCTTCCACATCATCCTTCTCCTGTTTAGTCACCATCAGAGTTCTTTCCTGTCGATACGTCTCGGGCCACCTCTGAAAAGAACAATCCAGAGCACTTGCCACCATTTCAATTTCCCGCTGAAGTTCAACGGGACATATTCGTACCAGTCGATCCGATCACGCGACCAGACAGCGTGCGGCCACCAGCCGGTAGTGCTCTTCCGCCAGCACACCCAGCCGCCGCGTGTAAGCTGCATGCCAATCGCCCAAATGATGCAGTTGGCGTAGATGGGATACCAAAGTCTCATGCCGCCTCCCAGACATCGTGATGCGTCGGGTACAGCTTGGTGTGTAGCTCTTGCAGGGCGATTAACGCCTGCACAGTTGGCTCGTCAAAGCCTTCGCGGTCGAAACGACTTGGCAGCAACAGTTTGGTCATGTACTCGGCGCACTCCGGCATCCCCCAAAGCGTCTTGATCCGCAGCGCGATGTGCGGGTGAGCGAACTCCAAGTGACCTATCATGTCAGCGGGCGTGCTCATCAGATCGCCCAGTTCACGACGAAGTACAGCGAGACGCCGACGAGTACCGCGCCAAACAGGGCCGCACAGAACTCTCTCATTTCAGAGCCTCTTGGCCGTGCCACTCAAGGAGAGCGGAACAGGTTGCGTAGTTGACCTCGAACCGCCATCTGTTTTCGGCGATGTTGGCGGCAATGGGAGCAGCATCCACGGGAGGGGCGGAACCAGTAAGTGCGCCGGGGGTTGAGGGCATTGCTGGAGGGGTGAGGGTTTCGGTGCCGAGGAACAGCCCGAGATCGCCAGGGCAATGGCCGCGAATGCTATTGGCGTAAGCAAGGTATTCCGTTTTCGTTGCATTCAGCTTCCCCTGGGTTTTTGCAAGTTCTGCGCTGATGGCATCGCCTCTTTTAACTTCGGCGAGCAGGTATTGATGCGCCTCTTCGGCGGCGTGTAGATCAACCAACTCATGATCTCTTTCGCACCGAGAATAACCGCGATGATCAACAGCCAGATAAGCGCCCCAAGCAACAGCGGCGAGAGCAATAGCAGCGCCAAGGTATCTCGCAACGGGGCTTCGCAGAAAAGTCCAGAACGTGAGCATGTCATTGCGCCCTCGAATCCAGATATGCCTTGTAGACGTAACCACCCAACGCGACGATGGGTGCGGTGATCATGCCAATTGCCGCCACGATGCTGCCCTCGCTGATCTTCCCTAGCGCCAGCGCAGCGAACACGAACTCGGTCATGCGAAGGGAAATCCAGAATGTCATGCCCATCGCGGTGAACAGGACGATGCGGCGAATGACGCCACGGGTATCCACCCAGTCCCAGAATGAAGTTAGCCAGTTGCTGAAGGTTTCGCTCATTTGTAGTGCCCCGGTAGTTGTCTGCGTTCGCGCTCTGCTGTCCAACTGTTGTAGCAGTGCGCCTCTTCCCAGAAGAACAGCGCATCGATGAATCGATACGCCTTGTCGCTGATCAGCCCTTGCAGGTAGCAGCGAAACACTCTCGCTGAGATCGTCTCGTCGGCAAAGCCTCGCCCGTCACCCTTGATCGTGATCAGGGTGTTGATCAACTGATCAAGGGCGATGAGAGACTGGATCATGCGTAGAACGTCCTGCGCCCTGAACGTGGCGCGCGGGTGGTTAGGTGGAGCCAGCGAACCGTCTGCGCCGGGTGTTCCCGGTACAGCCCATGCTTCGCCAGCAGCGTGTCGGTGCAAGCGTTGTCGAGGTCGCCGTCAGCGTCGAAGATGTCGATGCCTTGCCCCTGCTTGTGACTGCTGTTCGGTGCGCCTTCGGTACACTCCTGCGGACGCCAGCCGCCGTTCTTCACGCCGCTGATCATCGATGCGGTGATCGGGTTGATGTCGTAGTCGCACTGGCCGTCTTCACACAGCTCCAGCAGGAACGCGTTGACGTGGGTCAACAGCATCGCCGCGCGTGACCGTATCTCAGGCGTGACGCCCTTGTGGTCTTTGTAGCCCGCGAAGTAGTCGGCTAGGGTGATGGGTTTCATTCACCCTCCATCCGAAACACGGGGCAGTTATGCGCGTTGCCAAACTCATGCCTGCCCCAGTCACACGCGGCCATCTTGTGGTCAACAATGACGTGCTTGCAGTTGAAACACTGACCCTTAACGTCGTAAACTAAAATCCAACCTGCGTCGTTTTTCATTCTATCTCCGATCTAGCGGCAATCAGTTTGCCGCTTTCATCGCGAATAGCTTTTGTAGTTCTTGGAGCACGAGAGGCTGAAATCGTTTCTTTCAGACCCTCCATGATCAATGACATTTGATCAGACACTTGTGCGTTCTTAGCTTTTTCAAGGACACTTTCAAGTTCCTTAAGATATTTCTTATCATCCGGTTCTTGATCAACAGGCTTGATCTCAGTCATCGCCAACTTCATCTGCTCAATAATCAAAGCAGTGCGATTGTCATCGCGATTCTTGAGAAGCTCGGTTGTTTGCTTCTGCTGATTGTCCATCTCGTTCTTCAGCATTTCAACCCGTTGCGCCAAATTAGCTTCAGCGTTATCTTGTTGAAGTTTCAATTGGTCAACCATTTCGTCATGTTCTTGCTTACGCTGATCAAGCATCTGTTCAAACGCAGTGCGATTCTGGCGATTCTCTTCTTGCATCATCTTGATACGAAGATCGCTTTCTTGCTTTTCGTACTGAAGTTCGAGTGCCTGTTGCTGTGCTTCAGCTTGAACTTTTACCATTTCCATTTCAGGATTCTGGCCCATCATGACGGTACGAACGAATTGATCAACTTCTTCAATTACAGTCAATGCTTCGCTTGCAAAGGCCATATCAACTTGCATTATCTCTTCAGAAGCCTGAACCATCAGTTGCTCAGGGCGTGGCGAGCTTTGTGGGCCTTGCTGTTGCATACCCGGCATTGCTCCGGGTTGCTGTTGCCCCTGCTGCGCGGCCATCTGTAGGCGTGCAGCAAAGAAATGTGCAATGTGCTCTTTCAAATGCTCCAAAACCTTTGCGGTAATAGGAACCATGATCGGATTACCACCGCACATCGGGTCTTTCAAGAACGCAAGGTGAACCAGGATGTGGCTTGCATGATCCATTTCTGGAACAGTGATCACCTGCTTTCCGTTGATAATGGATACCAATTCTGCAGCAGGATCTTGAGGTTCTGACTTCGGCGGCGGAGGAAGGATGCGATCAAGATTGTCAACTTTCATCAGCGACAATACAGACCGATGCAGTTCATACATATTGTACTGAACGCGAGGATCTTGTTGCGCTTTCTCTGCCAATTGAAGAACACCTTGCGCTTGAGCGAATCGTTGTGCTTCGCTGAACACGCGAGGATCGCTGGCAGGATGCACGCCGCGCATCGTAACGATTTGCGGATCAAGACCGTATTCCTGCAACTTCTGCGGGAAGTAGGTTTTGAGAATACGCAGTACGATGTCAAACTTCTTGGCTTGACTGAAGTGCAAACGAGCATGGATGCTGGAGAAAATCACAGCACCTTGTTCAATCAAAGCCTGAACAGTTCCTACAGGAGTGTTGGAAGTCGCATCTGCAATCTTTTCGCTGGCAGTGCTGACAACACCTTTACTAGCATCGGTCAACCATCCCAACAACTGCATGAGGACTGGAGAAGGTGCGTTAAACGGCATCGGCATGATATATTTGCGAATGTCGTCAATACCGACCGGACCTTCAATATCTGCAATTTGAGTAACGGCAACCGATTGACTTGTCCCGTTGATGCGCGAACCTTTGAGCTTCAACAATGTCGGCGCATTGTTAATGTGTGCGCTGTCAAGAAGTGCACGAAGAGCGCCTGTCGCAGCACCGGCAAGACCACCGATCAAATGAGGAAGACCGATACCTTGAGCACCGCGCCAAGGTATGAAGATGTCTTCTACGATCCACTGGAGAGTTCTACGTTTCTCGTCTTGCTCTTCCCAGTTCCTACGAATAGAAACAACCTTGTTTTCATATTCATCAATTGCAACGATATAAGGTGACTTACGACCACCGGTGAAATCATCGTCTTTAATCGCAAGTTTCAGGTAGACTTCGTAAACGACGCGATCACCATCTTCATTCATTCCCGAACTGTCTTTACCCTCAATTCGGTCGTTTGCCAAAGCGGTATCGCTGCGCTCAGGGTCACCCATTGCGGCGATAATACGAAGATCACGATATGTCGCGTTTTCTATACGCTCTTCGTAGGTATCTTGTGAAACATATTGCCGATGCGTTTGACGACTTGCTGCATAGAAGTTCGGCGCATTGTATGGAATGAAGACATCGTCAATTGGAACAAATTCTACGTCAATCTTTTCATCAGATTCGTTTACTGAGAATTTGACATATTGACTGCCGCCGAGAGGAAGCTGAGTAAGAACCTGTTCTTGTACGGAGCGATATTCTGGAATCTCATGAACAAACTGATTGTTCAAGCATAACGCAAGTTGTTTGACTTGCGTCTCAAGTTCAGGTGAAACAAGTGATTCTGTTTCAACTTTTACCGGGCCAGTCGCGGGGAACAGTTCTTTAATTGCGCGAGCAGCGAAGTCAATACATGACTCAGCCATGACCGGATGTACGACACGACTTGCACCGTGGAACTGAGCACCACCAGGAGCGTCGTTACCTAGACCTGTACGACGGATACCTTCTTCATAGAGTTCATCACGACGCTTACGAGCAATCTTGTCGTTATCAATCTTCTCAAGTAAATCTTGAGCAAGATTATCAAGGAATTTCTCAGGGAGTTGTTCTGCCAGATTCTCATCAAACGCAGGAGGAAACAGTTCATCAAGCATCGGCACAATGGCCGAGCCATCGTCTTCCTCGATGATATCCTCAAACGGATCTTCAGGTTGATCCGTTGGATCAACAAGGAACTCTTGCTGCAGATCTAATTGAGGTTGCTGAATCATGAAGAGTCCTGATTGATTATTGGCTCAGTTTAGCACATTTTTGAGGTTATGCAAGCGGTGAGTTTAATCTTCATCGCCAAACTTTTTCCAATTACGATAATAAGTACTGATATCATTACCACTTCTAGAAAGTAACGAATTCAAATCTTCACCAGAGTCTTCAGCACGTTTTAGCATGTAATTGTTGAAACCTGGATCTGATAAAAAGTCTTCTTTAGAAAAGTAACCAAGTTCTTTCATATCGTACATATCCACATTACCCAATTCTCTAATATCCGAGAAATTACCAGACTTCACGAAATCTTGAAGATACGGAATATGTTCGGCTTTCGGTTTTTGATTGAACTTACCCTTGATTTGCTTGATATTGAGCCTTGGGTCTGGGTATTGAATTCTGTCAGGAAAAAGTTCTCTAACAGCGTCATAAGTGCCGTCGGCGTAGTATTCGTATTCTTCATTAGTGTGTATGCCACGGGGTCTATCATACGGATAAGGCCAACTATCTCTAAACAGTTCTACTTCTGAATCTGAAAATGAATCGTAGTCTATATGAGGGATCCTTCCCGTTTCCACCTGAGCAATGGGTTTTCCGTCAGGATCGAGTAGAAGATTGAGACGTGATCCCCTTGATCCGTACCGCATCAACGCGTCGTCATCCTTCGTACACCAACCGTTCTTTTCACCACATGCTTTACCGATCTTAAAAGCTTCTTCAGAATCTGCAACGTCAGGGAGGCGCACCATGCGATAACCATCGGGGTATTCTTTTACGACGTTCCAATCGGGATAGTCGCGAATCGCTTCGTTGGATTTCTTTTCTGCTTCGATTGCCATGCGGCGACGATGTTGGTTGATTTTGGCAACCATGTCAACCATTGATTCCATAGAATTCCTGCGCGGATTTGCGAGGTCTTCAGGGGTCAGACGAAGATTGGCAGGAAGGTCGCTTGTCGGGTTGAGTGCGTTACCGATTTCGTCGATGAGGTGGTCGAAACCTGAATACCCTATTCTATTGTACAGTTGATAAACAGGCGTTTCATCTGACAACATGCTCAATTCCGGAAAACCTTTGTCAAAGTCTCCACCACTATTCAGTCTTCGTTCTCCGGCTGTAAGAGGGTTTATATTATTATCTGTAAATGTTTCCCATTGTTTACCTAGTTCGGTATTAGCGTAACCTTCTTCTGGAAAACCCGAGTCTGAGCGAAGACCTGTGATTAACTTTTCTTCTGGGGGTTCTGCGTGCAAAACTCCCGACATTTCATCTTCGTAACGTTCTTGAGCGCGTTTAATGTCGTTAGGATGTTGTGATTTTGCAACCGCTTTGTCATATCGTGCTTTCGCCGCAGCGGCCATTTTGTCTGCACGCAGGCGAATCGGATCCTCCGGAGTCGCCATTAAATTCTTGATGTAGCTTGTAAGCGGGCCGTCGATCCAACTGTTGATTGCAGGGTATTGTTCTATCGGATCGCCGTAATCGGCAGCACCTGTAGTTCTTTTCAACGGTTTCAAAGCATTTTCAACCGACTTGGTAAACCAGTTCTGACCTTTGTTCTTGATAACGCCGAGCCCTCCTGCGGAAGGAGTTGGAATTGGCATGTCAAGTAGACGTTTATCAGGAACAGGGATGCGTCCGGTTCTACCACCTGAGGTCAGTGGATTGAGACCGTAGGACATATCATCAAGGAGTTCGGGTGATTCACCGAATAGGAGCGAGCCGATTTCGTGTCCTGCTCCGTAACGGTTCCAAGGGGAATCAGATTTACCGAGCTTCTTCGTTTCGTATTTGTTCAGAAACGCTTTGATCTTCTTCGCCATTTCCGCTTGACCGGAAACTAGCGGATTGCGCGGTGGAGCTTTGACAGTATTTGTCTTCTGAAAGTCGTCAATCAGGTCTTGAAGGGTTCGCATGTCAATACCACCGTTTCATATTCGGATCTGGATTTAGAACGTTTGAATAACCGTGGCGATAGACGTTCTGAAGACGTTCGTACATTTCAGGATCATTGCGGTAAACGTGCATCCAGTTCAACAGACCATTATCGTGTTGTTTAGAACCGTTGATCTGCATTTCTTTAAGAATGCGATCAATATATCCGGCTAGATCTTGGATACCGCTTCCTCTAGGAACCGAATCTGAATAGATACCACCCATAGATCACCCGCAAACAAAGTTTGAGCATAGTATAGCTCAACCGCTCACGGTGTAAAGCAGTAAACGTTAATCGTCAACTGTCGTATGGATTCCGAAATTGCCCGTCGATTTCGTCATCTTCTTCGTATTGATTCTTTTCAGGTTCTGGATCAATTGAGATCCACTCTTGATCTCTGAAGACACTTAAGGCTTGTGAAGTTATGTCGACGAATTCATCATGTGCGCTGTTGGGGAATGCACAGACCTCGCGCAAGTAATCTTCTGCCCATGTGACGAATTCCCCTGGAACCTGTTTACTCTCTGGTATCCAAACGCGCCCGTTGTAAACAAGATGAGAAACCGCATGGAGGCGCATGACTTTGTCAGGGCGTCCGGGATTGTATTTCCGTATCGGCAAACCTGCCCGTTGCAAATCTTGAATCAAAGGGATACCAGAACCTTTGTCTTCAATAAGGAGAAGATCAACAGGGGCTTCTTGATCACCATAAGTGCATTTGAATTCTTCTACCGCCTTTTTACGGAGTTCTGGATATTTCAAATGCTCGGTCCAGCAATCCAGGATCATGACACAATGAGGTTCATCAGGACTTGGGCGGAAGACGCCAAACGTCACACAACCGGTCGGGTCATTCTCGGTCTTCTCTGTAAACGCAGTGTCGTAACTTTGAATGACGAATTCAAAAAGAGGCATCGCTTTCTTCGCGGGCCACTGTTTGAACCAAGACCGTTTCAAGATACCCGATTCTTCGATATCAATTAGCTCAGCGTGAATCTCCTGCCTCCCCAGGTTCGTGCCTTCGTACTGCGTAATCTGCCGCATAAACGGAGCCGCGAGATTAGCCTTATTCTCATAAGTCGATCCTGTTGTCATTACGATCTTGTTGATCGG